GGCGGGCAAACCTACACGACGACGAATCAGACGACTTATAACCTGACATTTCAGGGCGATACCGTCACGGTGACGACGACGACGAATAGCACGACCGTTGATGCGAGCAACAATGTCGTCTCGCAGTCCACGACGACGACGCAGGCCCCGGCCTCGCCCGAGCAGGTACCCGCGCCGCAGGAGAAGCCGAAAGACCCATGCGGCTTGCCAGGAACGCCTGCCTGCAAGATCGACGAGACTGGAACGCCTACGGCCGAAAGCACGGTGTCGGCGGGGCAGAGTGCCTTGGCTACCGCGATGAACGCGCGGGACGCGCAGGTTGCGGAGAAAACCGGCGTCACCAGTTGGGGCTGGCTTCTGCCGGTGCCGACGCTGACGGCTTCCTGTTCTTCGATCAACGTGGCGGGCCTGTTTACGCTCGATCCGTGCCCGGCGCTCGATATCTCGCGCATGGGCTTTGCCTGGTTGTGGGCGGTGCTGGCGGGCCTGTACTGCTGGCGGCGCGTCGGGGAAACCGTCTCGGGGGGTGTCTGATGCCGCTGCTCGGTGGTCTGTTCGCTGGTCTGTTCGCTGGCCTGTTCCAGTTCCTTGCGACGTTCCTGACCCGCAAGACTGCGCTGGCCGCGACTTGGGTGGCTACGTTCTCGTCGTTGACGGTGGCCTTGGTGGCTGCGGCGTCGGCAGCGGTGGCCGCGCTCAATGCGACTGTGCCCGCTGTGTCCGCAGCTGCAACGGGCTTCTACGGTGTCGCGGCCGACGTGGGTATGTCGTGCGCTACGGTGTGCATCGGGGTCGATGTGCTCTGCTACGTGTACCGTTGGAACGTCGCCAATCTCACCTTGCTGTCGAGGGCTTGACCATGTTCGATATGTCGCTCGCCGAGTGCGTTCGGTTCGCCGACGCCGCTCGCGGACAGTTGGGCGTCGCGGTGCTGATGGGCTGTGTCGCCGGTTTCGTGCTGGGTTGGTTCGCGCGGGCCTGATGGCCGTCTATCTCATCGCCGGCCGGCTCGGGTCGGGCAAGTCTCTCTCGGCCGTGGGTCGGATTCGTGACGCGCTTCGCGAGGGCCGGCGCGTGGCGACGAATCTCAATCTCGATCTGGCGGCGCTCGGATTCGCGGGCAAGCGCGTCGATTGTGTGCGGTTGCCGGATAAGCCGAGGGGCGACGAGTTGAAGGCCCTGGGTCAGGGCAATGCGTCTTACGACGAATCAAGGAACGGTCTGCTGGTGCTCGATGAGTTGGCGTCGTGGCTGAACGCTCGCACGTGGGGTGACAAGGATCGGCAAGGGGTGCTGGACTTCTTCATCCATTCGCGCAAGCTCGGTTGGGATGTGTACCTGATCGCGCAGTCGCTCGGGCAGTTGGACAAGCAGCTGCGTGACGCACTCGTCGAGTATCACGTGGTGTGTCGGCGCATGGATCGGTTGAAGATTCCTTTGGTTGCCGGCCTGGTGCACGCGTTGTCATTCGGGAAGGTGTCGGGTCGGCTCCCTCGGGTGCACATTGGTTTCGTGCGGTACGGGACGGATCGGGACTCGATCCTGGTCGAGCGGTGGGTGTACCGGGGCGTGGAGTTGTTCAAGGGTTACGACACTCGACAGCGGTTCATGGATCGCGAGATTGCTGAGAAGGTGAGCACCGGGCCTGTGCCGGATTACGGGATCGTCGCCGGTGCGTTTTCGCATTGGTTGCCTGGCTGGGTGCCGAGCTCGAGGAAGCCGGTGCGCCAGGTGCGGCCCGAGCTGCGTCGCGCGCTCGAGCTGGTCGAGAAGCTTCCCGCGGATGAGCGTTGGCGGCATGCGCGCCGGCTGGCCGCGATCGCGCCTTAATCTGCAAGCTCGCAGCGGTGGCGGGCTGATGCGGTGGTTCCGCGCCATGCTGTCCCGTACCGACCGCAGGTCGGCCGGACGGTCGGCCCGTCCGGGGGACATGGCGCGGTGCGCAGGTGGTGGCCACTGGTGGCGTGGCTAGCGGTCGGCGCCTGACGGCGTAGCCGGCGGGCGCCGGCCGCAGGCCGGCGCCTAGACTTGAAAGAGGGACACAAAAGAACATCACGGTGCGCAGGGGCGCGCTTCGTGCTGCTGGAGAGGGGCGAAAAAAAGCCCGGAGGGGGCGAATCTCCGGGCGGGTCATCTGAGCGGAGCATTGGACGTGCAGTCAGACGACGCGGGCATGATGCCCGATCACAAGGCGTTTGTCGATAGTTACACGCTATCGATTCGGGACTTCGGCGGCGGGGAGCGCGAAGTCATGGTTCAGCGGTGGGACAAGCGCACGCCGACATGCGCTGAGGCGGTTCTAGCGGCCCAGAAAAGGGCTCGGATGGGTTCCGGGTCGTCGGACCGCCGTTCGGAGCGCCTGGTGGATCCTGGGCCGTTTGATGAGGCATTCGACGCTGAGGCCTACGTCGCGTGGAAGGATGCGCGGGCGACCTTTGACCGGAAGCGGGCTGAGAATCGGGAGCGGGCTGCTCGTCGGGCGCGAGCAGAGTGTGCGGCTCGGCTCAAGGCGATCAAGGCGGATCGCATGTTGACGCTGACCTATCGCGAGAACATGACCGATCGGGCGCGCTTGGCTCGGGATTGGAAAGAGTTTGTTCGGCGGATTCGCCGGGTGATGGGCTTCGACTACGTCGCGACTCATGAGCGGCAAAAGCGCGGGGCCTGGCATATGCACGTTGCGGTGGCCGGGCGGCAGAATTATCGGCTCGTGCGCTCGGTGTGGCGGTCGGTTGTGGGCGAAGGGAATATCGACGTGCGCAATCCGTGGCGGGAGAAAAAACTGCGACACAAGCTCGCAGCGTACATGGCCAAGTACATTGGGAAGAATGCCGAGCAGGGCGAGCTCGGGGAGCGTCGGGTGTGGTGCTCGAAGGGAATCGATCAGGCCCCGCGCGAGGTGTACGGTGGTGTGTTCAACGGCTGGCCTGAGCTCGTTCTTCGGATGAATTCGCTGCTCGATCCTTCGTTGCCGCTGGTGGCGTGGTATTCGAAGCGTCGCGATCTGATGTTCTTCGCAACGTCGAACCCTTGTTGATGGCGCGCGCCGTTCGTGACCTTTTCAACGCCGTTGGTCAGGTGGGGTCTTGACGCATGTTGGTGTTGTCTCTAACGTAGAGGGACTCTCCGATTTGAGAGTCTTTCGAAGTTCCATCCTGCAACGTAAGAGGGGTGAAGTCATGCAGTCGTCGATTCAGATTCTTCGCGTCGATATCCGGCGCGGCACGTCGAGGAAAACCGGCAATCCGTACACGCTCGCCGAAGCGCAATGCGTGTATCACGCTCCGAACCCGGAGACTGGGGTTCTGGAGGCGTCGGTCGGGCAAATGCTCTTGCCGCGTGGGCAGGAGGAAGTGAAGCCCGGCGATTACGAGGCCGTGTTTACGCTGCGCACGAACAGGGAAGGGCGGGTCGAGGCGGTGATCGCGCGCCTGGCGCCGAAGCTCCAGGCGGAAGGGGCGAAGCCGGGGAGGGCGGCATGAGGCGCTGTCCGAAGGTCGGTGATCGGGTCCGTTATCCCGGTGGGCTCACGGTGGGTGCTTGCGAGGGTACGGTCGTTGCGATCTATCCGCAGTTCGAGCCGGACGCGTTCGAGGGGCGTCCGACGGGGAAGGTTCTGCCGGAGTCGCAGTGGCATGTTGGGGTGCGCGTGGATCGGTTGCCTGTGCCCTGGTGTTATGACGACAGCGACCGGTTTGCGCCTGCGGTGGCTGTGCTTCGTCCGGTGGCGCGTTCTCGGAGGGCGGCGTGATGCAAACGCGCTTCGATGGGTTCGTGTGCATCGACCGGGACAAGCGCCATTTCGGCTTCCTCGTGTTCCGCGAGGAACCGGGGGAGCCGGTCATTCTGGAATGCTCGACGTGGTGCTGGCCCGCGACCGATGAGGGCCGGCTCGCGGCGCGTCAGCAGATGGTGCGGGTAATTGACCGGCTGACGGCCGAGTCGGCGCGGCCGGGTCTGCGCGCGCTGGCGACGTGATCGGGGTACGGTCGTGACGCTGACCTATGAATTGGCCGTCGATATCGCCTGCGTGGGTCTGTTCGCGCTCGGTGTCATTGCGGGGCTGATTCGGCTATGACGGCGCTGCTTTGGTCGGCGGTGTTGTACTTGATCGGCGGTGCGGCGCTGCTGGTCATCGTGTTCGGCCTGGTCATGCTGTTCGGTGAACGGGCATCGCAAGCGGTGGGGCGTGATCGGTGAGCACGGCTACGCTTGGTTTCATGCTGGGGTGTTGGGCGCTCGGGTTTGGGGTCGGCCGGTCGTGGCGGTTGTTGGCTGACTTCGTACGCGAGGCCTCGTAAGTTGCGCGGGTTTGCC